TTCCAGAAATTGCCCTGGTCCCCTCGTCTAGCCATAAGCGCAGCCATCTTGTTTTCCAGATTTTTTGTGGACTGGTCAAAGCGTTCTTTGCCTGTGACGAAATCGGATTCAATCCTTTTCTTTTCTTCGCTAATTTGCGCGAGACGGCCTTCAATCTGGTTGATTTGAGCCTGAATCTGTGAGATTTCTTGATGTTGATTCTGGGCAAACGTTGCCTGTTCCTGTGCCAATGCGTATGATTCGCCCGGGTTGTTCCAATTATAAGCTCCCATCGTTTACCCCCTCGTTTGTGTAGTCCTGTGGCTGAACGCTGTTTACTGCCGGAGCCTGGAAAGTCTGACTTTGAACCTGTTCCAGTCTCTGTCTTAGTCCCTGTAGTTGCTGCTTCAAGCTGTTTTCCTCGTTTGTCAGGGCAAGCAACTTCTGGTTCTTTTCGTTCGTCATGGATTCGATCTGTTTAGGCGCATTTGCCTGTTGTTCCATGAGCTGAGCCATTTCTTCATCGATTGCCTTCAAGCGTTCTTCTTCCGCAATTTGTCTTTGCCTGTCTTCTTCGGCAACCCTTCTCTGGTCTCTGGCAATGAATGCGTTTGCTGCCGTCTGTAAACCTTGTCCGAGACCTGCGAGACCTTGCCCGAGGTTGTTTTCTTTTACACGTATTTCTGGAATAGAAAATCTCCAGTTTATATTACTCAATCCCATTTTACCCCCTTATGCAAGCGCCGCAACGGCTGCAATGCCACCGAGAAGCCCGCCAATGCCTCCCAAGTTATCCATGAAGCCCTTTTCTTGCGCCTTGACATTTGCCGCAGCCGTATTCAAATCGATTAGTCCCTGCGTGTATGCGTTGCTTGAGTCAATCAAATTCGAGTAGTAGTCAGAAAGACCGTTGCTGTAGTTTGTCAAGTCGTTTCCGTATGAATTAGCCAGATTCTTGTATAAATCAGCCTTCGTGTCATAGGCCTTCTGTTTTTCTTCCTGGTTGGCCTTCCATTCGTTCAAGGATTTATCCCTGTCGTTCATATACCTATCGAAAGCCTTGTCGTATTCTTCGCTTGCAATCGCTTGAGATTTGGCGTTCAATGCGTCCAAATAATCAGAACTGAACATATTGCCGGCGTTTGCCTGAGATTTGGTTATGGCGTTATTGGCTTCTTTTATGCGCATTTCTTTTGCCGGGCTCATGTAGTCTTCTACTTTGCCCTTGAACGAATAGGACTCCGGATTGTATGCACCAACATCCTTGTATTCTGCAAGAGCGCTGTCCCTGTTCGCCTTGGAATCTCCATACAAATCATTTACTGAATTCAGGTATCTTTGCAACATACCCTGAGTTGTCACATAGTTTGCCCCGATTGCTTCGCCTGCATTGTCTATGGAACCAAGCGCTTCGTTTATATTGTCCTCGTTTGAAAACGGATCGCCGAAATTCATAAAGCCACCAAATTGACCTTTTGAAAAATCAAGGCCATTCGATGTGCCGAAACCATTTGAAATTGACGGAATCTTGCTGAATATATCGTCATCATCCTGTAAAGTGGCCGTGTTGTAAAAGTCTTCCACACCATTGACGATTGGATTGTCAAGAATCCCGTTCCAGTGAGAAGGCTTGAAAGTGTTTGTTATGGGATTGTCGCCCCATCCTTTCCATTTACTCGGTCTAAAAATGTCTAACATAAAACCCCCTAATTATTTATTCTCCGACAAGTTCACAATCTCCACATAGCAGGGCTTGTTCACCCAGATTGCAGCCTGTCCAATCCTTACTACGGAGCAAGTGACCGTTCCGTCGCTGTTGAAAATCTTCGCCATTAGTGTCTTGTCCGCAATTCTCGGCAAGAGATAAGAGCCCGCAGAGTCGCACCACCTATTCCATATTTCGAAACGGCTTGAAATATGAACGTCATTCCATCCGTTCACGGTGCTAGAGGACCAAATGCCGTCAAGAGCTCCCAATACATCATTCATGGGGCTTGTCCCGTTTATCTGCACGTTTCGTTGTAGTTTTTCGTTCATCATAGCTTGCCTACATCGGATAAGTGAGCGGCGTGGTCCTTACGCTCGCATTTGTGAAAGTCAAGTCCATAGGTTCGCTGAATGTCAAACGAACTACACAAAGACGCTGTTCGCCCAACCCGAGAAACTTCACCCTGTAGAAATACTGGCCGACCTTTCCGCATTCTTCCAGAATTGTATTGGTGAATGAATAGCCGCCATCTTCCGAGATTTCGAGCTGAATTTTCGGATTTATCGAATAGTCGGCAATCGTGCCGGTGTTCATCTCCACGCCTAGTTCGTCAAAGATGAATGGCTGGTAATTGTTCATTATGACCGGTGTCTGTCTCTTACGAATCAGTGCTACCTTGCTTGCAGAACTGATTTCTTCCTCATGGAAATCGTCATCGAGATAGACAATAGAACCATCCTTGATATGTCCGAAAACGGTCAAATTGTCGAACCATACCGGGTAAACTAGGTTCCAAGCCATATCCTTGCCGGTCTTTGGATTTCTGGAACTTCTTTCCGACCACTCCTTTGTCGAAAGGTCATAGCAGAAAGTTCTGGAAATACTAGGGATATAGATGCAATAAAAGGCATGATTCGACCTTGAATAGGAAAAGCCCACTATATTGTCCGTAGCGGACTTGTCAAGGATTTCGTCAAGCCATGTTTCCGAAATCTTGGTGAATTCCGTTCCAGTAATGGCGAAAACAGCCCTTCCGGCGTTCATTCCATTGGAAACGAAAAGAACGGCGTTGTTGACCGAAGAAACGCTTGTCGGCGCATCGAGACCTATTTCACGGTTGAACGTGTAGCTTGTGCGAGTCCAGGTTTCGTATTCATTCGATCCACGTTGCCAGAACTCAATCGATTTAGGGCCGAAAACGACCAAATCCGAACCAATCGCGTATAAAGCAGAAATAGAGTCGGAATTGGATTCACCGTTCTTGTATTGCGGAGCCCCGTAGTCATCCAAGAACACATATTCTTTCGACTGGACCGTAATTGTTTTCGGTGTCACATTGTCGGGTAAGTATTGGACTTTACCGTCGATAATCTCGTAAACCTCCCTTGTCTCTTGCGACAAGGGATAAGGTATAGAGTAGTAGGCATAGCCAGTTCCAACGTCATTGACGATAATCGAACCAGAAACTACCTGGACGTGCGAAGGCTTTATGAATGTTGTGTTGTCGGTGATTCTCTTTGGCAAAGTAATGCTTTGGAGTTGACCGCCATTTTTCAGGTCATAGCACCAAAGATTCGCACCATCAGCAATCAAGAGAAAAGGTCGTTCTCCACCAGTTTCAGCAAATGTCGGATATGAACCAGCCGAGACATAGCCCAAGGCAAACGAGTGCCAACCATAATCAACCCTGTATAAGATGTCATTTATCACGAAAAAGGCGTCGGGCATATTCTCGTTGGAATCAAGACCAGTAGAAGCGACAAACGAGCCATGGCAAGCCGCACCGCTCGAATTGTTCAGTCTTTTCTTGAACTTCACACCTGGAATAGACTTCTGGTAAGTTATGCCGGCATTGCTTTCTGAATACATGTTGACGGACAAGGCAGAACCCATCATATTAGGGAATTTTGCCTTAGTTTGCCCGCCTATGAGATTGTGAACTACGCTTACTTTTCCCATATTACCACCCGAAACCGTTTCTTCCGTTCACGTAGTCGTCCATATAGGAGCTTTCAAGGGTGTTCCACACCATGTTCCTATTGGTCGAGTTTATTCGCTTTATGATTGACTTCTGGTCTTCGAAATCATCCTTATAGACTTGCAGCCAGTCCTGTAGTTTGAAACGCACGGCGAGTCTGTATGTGAGACCGGCAAGCAACAGGCTTTTATACATGTCCTGTAGCTGAATCTTGTCGGAAAGTTCGTAGTTCGGAATTACATCGAAGAAAATCACCTTGTATGTGGATGACTGGTTAGAATCCAAGCTGATTGTCCCTTTCATTTGCCCATGGTCATATTCGTAGATTGCACCGTCAAGTTGCTGTTGCGTAGGTGCCCCGCCATAGGTTGCCCACACGTAAATAGGGCCAGAAGGTGTTCCAACACCCATCGCAAAACCCCAAGCATTTTCGGCGGTCGCATACCAGTGATAATCGTTTTGAACGTATTCTTCCTTGCATTCGGGCAAATCAGAGCTGTGCTCTACCACGAAAGCGTTTGAACGTGGGTGCTGATTTGTTCGTGCGTTCGGGTCATAATCGACATTGTATGTGAACTGTGTTGCAAGATGCCCCTTGTCTGTAGAATTCAAGGCTTCAAGATTTGACGGAATCAGTGTCACGAAACGTTCCGCTACCTTGCGCGAAACCGACTTGATATGTGACGGAACCCTTGAAACTTGAATGTCGAAATCGGGACCGTTCCCGATTGTGATTGTATCAGTCTTGCGAATATCGAACACGCGCAAATTATCGCTGATATATTCTTGCTGGTTCAAAATCTGAATAAGGTCGTTTAGTTCGTGCAAAGCCGACATTGCCTTCGTTCCGTTTACCGACTGGCCTTCACCTACCAAACCGCACCTTGTATAAGCCTGTTGAATTAGTTCATTTATCGAAATCATGCTCACCTCTAATTATTTATGGCATGAAGAAAGCCCCTGTTGGAACAGGAGCTTCTTTTGAACTTTTCGCTAGTCTTTACTTCTTGACGTAGAGAACGCTTTGTCTGCGTGCATCCGGAATACCTGCTGCATACGGACAGTCGAGACGAACCAAGGCCTGCATGTTCTTACCGTCGCCATACTGGCTCATCTTTACAGAAACGCCGTCGATGGTTTCAGTAGAATTTTCAGAACCTGGTAAGTCAGCGAACTTATAGGTATCAAAAGCCAAAGCATCTTCTTCACGACAAACGCCTACATAGTAAGAAGCGCCAGAAGTGAGCAACGGAGTAGCATCGAATCCAGTGAAGGATGTGCCAAACCATGCGTTCGGATTGTTGTAGTTGTCGAAATCGGTGCCGCTAACTGTAGCGTATAAGCTAGCACGAATAGGAGCAACCTTGCACTTGTTGTTTGCATCTGCATCGCTTGCGAGAATTACGTTGTAGTCCTGGTCGGTCGGCATACCGTTCACGTCAACGATTTTGAGACCGTCAACGGAGAATACTTCACCCTTCTTGCCGCCTGCACAAGTTACTTCTGTAATAGGTTCATAACCGATTGTAGTGCCAGAGAATGCGTCTTCACCCTTTACGGCTGTACCTGTGATTGTGCAAGCAGTAGCGCCAGCGGTAACAACAGGCATCCCGGCCAAAGTAATCTGAGAAGCAAGAGCGTATTCACCTAAATAATTTTTTCCATAAATGTCTTTCTGGATAGAATCTGGAATGAAGTTCGAAAGTCCACCAGCAGCAATCTTGCCGTTTACAGTCGGAGAGTTGAAGAAAACCTTCGTTCCACCGACAGCGACTTCTTCAAGCTTGTTGGAAGCTTCGGACAAAGCCGCAAAATTAGCAGCGGAAGCGACCGTGGCCTGAGTAGCCTGGAAGATTGTATTGTCGATGACATCTTTCTGGACGGACATTGCGAGCTTACGACCGCGTGGAAGTGCGATTTCATCTCTAAACGATTCTTTGTCAACTAATTCGTTCCAGGCGTCGATTTCACAAGAAGTGTTCTTATTTTCGAGACGTATAGTCATCTCGATTTCATCAATCGTATCTGGATCTGCGACAAGACCGTCTTTTACCTTACCCGGATCTGGAATATAGACTGTATAGGAACGGCCATATTTCTTGTCTTTGAGCTCCGATTCTGACAGGTAGGACTTTGACTTTTTCACATAGTCCATATTATCTGCCACGACCGCAGCAATCATTTGTGTCTTCTTATTGTTAGTAAAATTGTTCATGGATTTAACCCCTCATAAATGAATTGTGATTTGATTTACTCAAACGTTTTTTCTGTCAACCACCTGTCCATTTCAAGCGACCTCAGGTTAGCTGGACCCTTGGCAAGTTCGCCGTTGAAGGCATGGAAATACGCTTGTTTTTTATCCTGAACAGCCCAAACAGTCGGTTTCAAGCGAATTAGCTGGATTCTCGAGAAACCATTTGTATTATTTATGAGATTCTTTTTTATATTTTGTATGAATTATTCAAAGGATGAATTATGGATTGTTTTATTCCGAACCCTTATACAAAATGCAGGCAAATCAACCTATTTCAACAGGTCAATAATTTCATTGAATCGTATTATGATGAATGTTTCACAGAGCCCAACAACAAATCACAATCATTTACGATTGGTTCAAAAAAATACAATGTAGATGAATTTTGTGCCGAATGCCTAGATTGTGTGATATATAGCGGTATTACGAATTTACCGATTGGAGATACTCCCAATCCAGACTCTTATTTTAAATTATACAAGAAAGTAAAGATTTTTTATTCTTTGTCTAAAGACCCATACAGAGTATGGGAAGATGTTAGAATGGATCAGGACGATACACTTATAACAATCTATAGCAAAGACGAATCGAAGATATTAGCGTATTATACCAAATCTGTAGAAGGCGCTTTTCTTGCTTCTGGCATTGAATAAAGAAAAACCGGGTTTCAAGCCCGGTTTCTTTTTTTATTATCTCATTCTGATAAATCGTTTTAAATCGTCTTTGTTGCTGAAGATATCCGCCGTTGTCTCTTTGCTGATTCCAGGTTTCCCTATGGCTTTCTGCAAGTTCGGATTCGATTTGTCCGCAGCAGGCTTGGTTAGGATTTCGCGCTCAATCATTTTCAGTTCGAAAAGACGGCTCATCGGGTCGCCCTGGCTGTAAATCTGCCTGACCTTCTCCTTGTCCTTGGCTAGTTCGTATAGGATTCTAGGACCGTTAGGATTTCGCATGATGTATTCGGCTACATACTTTTCTTTATCCATCAGTTCTTGGAGACCTTCGTCGAAAGCAGCCTTCACGGTGTTGAAATAGTCGGTTCTCGCTTCGTCCGTAGTGAAACAGGTTTCAATGTTCTTGTCGATGAATTCGCGTGCTTCTTCGGCCTTGGCTTCTTCTTCACGGTCTTTCATGGCCTTTTCGTTTTGCTCGTCTAGAATCTTGTTCATTCGTTGCTGGACGATGTAGTCAATGTATTCGTCGTCAGTCTGAAAGTTTTCTCTGAACTTTTCCTTGTATTTGTCCGGGTTCTCGAGCTTTTCCAATCGCTCCTGGAGACTGGCGAAAGCCTTCTTCTGGTCGGCCAAAATTGACTCGTATTTCTGCTTCTGTTTGCCTAGCTGCTTCTTGAAGGAGAATTCAGCCTTTTCGAGGTCCGAAAACTGGCTTTTATCGGCTTTTTGGTCCTTTTTCGGCTCCGGTTCCTCAGAAATGTCTATTTCGTCGTCCATATTCGCGTTTTGGGGCGCTTCTGGGCTCTCCGTCGCGCTCTGACTAGCGTTTGCTAGGCTTTTCTGTTCGGTGAGTTCTGGGCTTGTTTCTGGCTTGTTTTTTGATTCGTTGTCTATTGAACTCATTACTTCATCGAGTTTACTCATTTTCCACCTCATAATTGTGCGTTGAAAACTGGCCCGCGGCACATTCGCGGAACCGATTTATTTATGAGATGAAAAGATTTGCTACATTCAGAAAAAAAAAAAAAGGATTTGTATGAAACTGCGTTTTTATAACTATGTCCCTGAAAAATTAGCAAGTGTTTTAGATTATGATGAAAACACAAAAATATTTTCATTTGTGTATAACGCCATTATGTTTGAGTCTAGGTCATTTACCAATAAAGCTGAAGAATTTGAAGACCTTATCTTCACCCAAAAACATACACCTATAAAAATAGATTTTACAAGAAAAGCTTTACCTCAAATGATAAGTTGTTTGTCAAAAACATATAACTGCCAAGTAGATATACCTGACGGCACATCAAAAGCGCAATATGAATTCTTGAATCAACTTATAGGAATGGCTGAATTGAGAAAAGATTTTTAGTCAGTCCTCTAAATTGCCCATAACTTTTCGTGCGTATCTTTTTCTGTCGATTTTGTTGACTACGTGCGAATTCACGGAATCTTCTTCACAGAAAGTGAGCGCCAACGCGTCGGCAGTATCAGGCGAACGGTTCAGAATCAACTTGATTTCTTCCTTGGGCACAAGCAAATATCTGTCCGACTTATCCAAAAGAAATCTGGTATTGAGAAGCTCTTCTTTTAGGTCCTTGTCGTCGATATACAGGCCGTTTTTTATGGCCTTGGCGAGGTTGAAATACATCTCTGAACGTTTATTGCTGTAGGACACATTTTCTGCTTTGCCTGCGAATGGAACAAGGTTCACATTGCCGTATTCCCTGGAAAGAACGGCATAAAGCCCCTCGCCATAGCCCATATCGATGTTTATCTCGTAGATGTCGGACGGATTGAAGCCCTTGGCAAGGAGTTTTCTTTTGATAAACGAGCTTGCATCAAACGGATCGAGCCTGTCATATTTAGAAATATCGACAATCCTATTGCCCTTTCTGATGCAAATTACCGATTTGTCCCTACCTTGTCCGGAACCGTCAATTCCAACTATAATAGGGTAATTCTGGGAATTATCCACGAATTTGTCGCTGAAATCGTGTTCTGACACTATGCAAGAATCATCGGAATCTTCCAAAATCTCGCCGTAGATTTCTTGTCGATAGAGTTTTTCATCAGTGATTGCGTTCATCGACAAGTCCAAAGACTCTTTGCTGATAAACGTATTGTCGGCCATTTTAGCCGTGAAATACTCCAGTTTGCCGGTCTTTGCGTTCTCTTTGACCCATCGATCCCAAACAGACCCTTTTCTTGGTGTGGAGCAGAAACGAATCTTCGGAACGAAATTTCCACGCAAGCAAGGTGCCGTAATGGAGAATATGCCGGGTGGAGCAAGCGCTAATTCGTCAAGAATTAGCCAGTTTATCTCGGTAAGGCCACGACAGCTTTCAACGTTTTCGTAGGTATAGCCGAAACAGATTCCGTTGCCATACTGAATCGTCATCGCTCCCTTGTTGTAGGTGGGCTGGATTTTCAGTGTTTCGAAACGCTTTAGAACCTCGTCAAACAGGTTTTGGCTAAGGCTCTTGTATGTCTGGGAAAAAGCCAGAACTCTTTCGCCTTTCAGAACGGCGATGGCTATCAAAAAAGAAAGGACGTAGGATTTGCCCACGCCTCTCGCTGAATAGATCCCCGCTATCTGCTTTTCTGATTTGTATAAAGCTTTCTGTACTGGTAATAATTTGACCTCTAATTCCATTTATTATTTATGGATTAGTAGGTCTTATATCTTTATATACAATAGCGGACACAAGTTTTTCGGGAGCATGTTTTTTATAAAAAGATGTAACGGTTGCGTTTGACGTTCCAATGGTAATTGATTATATTCAAACAAATACAAACAATCCGAACAACGAGGAAAAATGATTATTGACAATATCATAAATGACATCGACAGCAATTTATTCCATACTGCTGAATACGATGGCCACGAATTGGAATTATACACAAATGACAATCGCCGTGTCGAAGTTTACGATGTCGAAGAAATCGAGTTCATCAAACTTCAGCGAAACCCAACTCACGAAGCATGTGAAAATCTCATGCAAAAGCACGGATATAAAATATTTGGGTGCTGATAGAGAACAATATCTTTTATAAGCGAAGATTGCAACAGTCGTTTGGATTGGGATTGAAGTGATTCTTCCAATACTCATAGGCTTCGGTTTCGTCCTCGCATACGCTAACCTGCTTGAAGCCCGTAATACCCTTTAGCAAACTAATCTTGTCTTCTAGGGTTCTGTGCAAGTAGCCGCTCTGTTTGACTGTGTATGGCGTGTAGTCAATGTCAAACCACTTCTGAATCCACGAATTCACCCTTAGGAATTCAACCTGGATTTTATCGCACTTTACAGCATTCAACACGGATAAATCCACATATTCAGGGATAAAAGGGCTAAGTCTTAGGGCTACATCGAAACCATTTTCTTGCAGCTTCTCAATGGCTTTTATTCGTCTGCTAGGAACTACGGCCTTCTCGTAGCTCATACTCAAATCATCGTCAGTTGTAGTGACCGTTATCTGAATATGTGCAAGGTCCTTGTCAAGAATGGTCATGTATTCGTCCGAAGCGACCAAATCACTCTTCGTGACAATCAGGTAGGGAACCTTGAATTCGTTTAGGATTCTGATTGTTTCGTATGCTAACTTGTGTGTGGTTTCTATAGGCTGAAAACAGTCTGTCATTCCACCGAGCCTTACGGCCCTAATCTCTCCACACATGCCCTTGGCTATTTTTTCGACCTGTTTCCTAATCTTGCCTAAATCAGCGACGGAAGGGTCTTGCGGATTCCATAGCTTCCTAAAACTCAAGAGCGATTTTGCGTAGCAGTATTTGCAGTCATGCGAACAGCCGCAGCCATAAACGTCCAATCTGCAAGGGTATTTACATTTACTTCCTTCGTTGCCACCTACATTCTTATAAAAAGACTTGAATTCTTTTGTCAAAACTCCACCTCATAAACTTTTTTTTTATTTATGAGGTTGGATTTCCTGCGTTTTTATATAAGAAAGGTCAGGCTTTTACACCCGACCTAGATTTGAATTTATTTCGAAGACCTATGCGTCAACAATCTTTATTTCCAGTTTGGAGTCCTTGTCCACCTTCATGTTCGCATCGGCAGTAAGATCAATCACCTTGGATTCGCTCCAGTTTTCTTTATAACGGCGTTTTAGAATTTCCAAGTCTTTCATCCGGCCTTTAACAAAATACTGTTGTGCGAGATAATTCTGGAGTTTCTGCTTGCATTCGAAAAACCAGTGTTCGAAAGTTTCGCTCAACCTTTTGTCACTTTGCCGGTACTTATACATTTCGCGATTTCGCATTTCTTCCGGCATATAGTCCTGGATATAGGAAAAGAACCTTACAATCCTATTGTCGTTTTCTGGATTTTCTACTAGATGAATGTTCGAATAGCCGAAATTCATAATCATAAACCAAATTTGAACTATATCATGGTTGAATTCGTTTTCAACAAGGTCAGGCTCGACTATGTTTTCCTGTAACCAGTCCATAATTTCCCAACAAAGTTTATTTCTTTCGGCGTCTAAGCCCCTTGTGGGAGCGTGTTCTTTCTTGTATTGCCAAGGTGCGCCGGAAACGAACCTTCCGTGATAATCTCTGTATATGTCGCCCATACTAGAAACCTCCGTTTAAATTGGACTCTATTCGTTCCAAGATTTCTATCAAAATGTTGATTTTGACCAAAATTTCGCATAATTCGCGTGAATCGACCTCTACCTTAGGTTCCGGCGCTTTGCCTGTGTTTTTCTGCTTTGCCATAGATAAGCCCCTCCATTCTTATTTATGAAAAAACGAAAAAAAGTCTGATAATGTCAATTTACTGACATCTGATTTTTTTATTTTGCATTTTATGAAGAAAAGTGATTTTACGATAGTCGATCTTTTTGCTGGATGCGGTGGAATGAGTCTCGGCTTTGAATTGGCAGGCTTTCATCCGATTGCAGCCGTTGAAAAAGATGCGTGGGCAGCGCAGACCTATGCCTTCAATAGAAAGAATACAAATGTTCATGTTGTTGACATCACCAAAATCGACAAGCCTTTAGAGTTTCTGGGTGTAAAGCCATACGCTATTGATGGAATTGTTGGAGGTCCACCATGCCAAGGTTTTTCTTTGAGTGGAAACAGAGACCCGAAAGACCCTCGCAATAGTCTGTTTATGGACTATATGCGCTTTGTACGTGATTTGAAACCCAAATTCTTTGTCATGGAGAATGTGCCCGGCATCCTTTCTGCACTAACAAAAAAACGCGAAGTCGTTCATCAACTAATTCTGAAAGTTGCGAACGATGCTGGATACAATGTTCATATATTCAAACTCACAGCCGACAAATACGGCGTTCCGCAATCACGTCACCGAGTTTTCTTTATAGGGATTCGCAAAGATTTGCCGTTTGCACCGTCAAAACTAATTCCGTCAGAAATTCCAGGTAAAATTTCTATAGATGAGGCCATTAGTGATTTGCCTGTATTGAGTGCTGGCGAAGGCGTTGAAAACGCAATCTATCCTATTGCACCTCAAAATACATTCCAAAGATGGTGTCGAAAAGGATGTGACCGTGTATCAAACCATATTTCTATGCGACATACTCCTAGACTTGTCGAAAGATTTGCTCAAATACAATATGGGCAATCTGTAGCCGATGTTCCCGATGAACATAAGCAACGTCAGCGAGGAAACGCCTCTCAAATAAGCGGAAAAACCTACTCGCAAAACAACATGCGTCCATATCCAAATTTGCCATCGCCAACGGTGCCAGCAAGTTTTCAAAGCAATTTTGTTCATCCTCATGCCAATAGAAACTATACTGCACGAGAGGGCGCTCGTTTACAATCATTCCCTGATTGGTATATATTCCAAGGCAAACGAACCACAATGTCTTGGGAAAAAAACTTATCCCAATATCAACAAATTGGAAATGCCGTTCCTCCGTTACTAGCAAAGGCTCTTGGGTCTGCGATATCCAAATATCTAAAAAATATAGGCAAAATCAAAACAGAAACACCTGAAAAATACGAAACAACCTTATGGGATTAGTTTGATAGTCTCTTGACAATAAGAAAGAATTAGTATAGATTACTAATAAACTTATTATTCTGAAACACAATAGTGAGGTCATCTATGCAGGCAAAAGAAATTTATGACTTTCTGGTTGAGTCAAAAAAAACATATCCTGGTTTGATTCACGCATCAAACTATATTGCCAAAAACAAATCGAAGTTGAAAGAATTGCAACGAAGTGTGTTAGATGAACTTGTTCAGGTTTATTATAGTTATCTGAAGAAAAATCTTTCGATAACCGGATGCAGTGACCAAGATGTTCGAGAGCGAGTAAAGGAGGTGAATAAGTATTACAACTATATTCACAGCCATAGTTACGATTATTTTTTCACCTCACAAAGTAAATTCCGTCCAACAATTCTTGAAGAATTTTGCTACATCCTTTTCAAAGATGTAGTTGATTCTGTCAACAAAAAGCTTAGTCCACACAAAATTGAAAGCGGGGCAGCAAAAGCTTATACAAATTTGTATTTCGCTGCAACAAATCTTGAAGAGTTTGTGAAGTCACCTGAAATAGGTGTGAACGAAAAAGACCAAGATTTTGCAATCTATAAGACTCTCGAATTGAATATTGCTGATAAAAAACAATCTATAAAGCTTCCTGTTATTGCGGCCGAATGCAAAACATATATTGACAAAACGATGTTAGAAGGTTCAATCGCAACAGCAGAAAAAATCAAATCAGGAAATCCGTATTCGCTTTTTTTCATTATTACCGAAGCTTATGATGTTTCGTTGGATGTTGATCCAGCCTATTCCAGAATAGACCAGATTTATGTGCTTAGAAAATGTACTCAAAAGAGTTTAGATAACGAATGGAGAGTGATAGACGAAGATGTTGTAATTGACTTTGTTAGAGAAGTAAAGAATCATCTCTCTCGTGAATGGAGTAATGTGAAAGAAAAAATGGCCAAAGAAGGTAAAATCATTTAGTTATAATCATGTCCGAAGAAAAGAAACCCAGAAAAGTCGAAGACGAAATCAAAAAGACCATTCAGGCGAACGCCGAGGTTCTCGTGCGAACTAACGCCCATGTCGGTGATCTGATAAAGATTATCGAGATGAAAAGCGACCCTCAATACAACGGCAAAGACGGAACGGTGACTAGGGTTGACCACCTGGGCCAGCTTCATGGAACATGGGGTGGACTGGCAGTCATTCCATCAGAAGACAAGTATGAGATTATCTTGCCCGCAGATATAGCCAGTCCGATGGAACACATCCTGAAGGGTTGATTTTACGATAATTTATAAAGGTGTTGATGGAATTAGCGGAAAAACTTCGGTTTCTTCCGCTTCTTTTTTTGAATTATGCTGAACTTTATTATTTTTCAAAGGCAAACTAACGGAGAATTCTAATGGATCCAGTTCAATTTGAAGATTTCTTGAAGCAGCACGGTATTGTATTCAAGGACGGAAGATGGAGAATGAATTCCGTCCCCATACCTCCCAAGAACATAATAGACACCGATTTCTTTAGAACTCAATCCGTTTTCAGAGCAGACGAAGCGGAACTTTATCTAAATGGAAAGATGAAGTCGGGAACCCCAAAAATTTCACCGGCGTCGCTTGGTTCTGCAACTATCGCCATTTTCCTAGATGAACTAGCAAAAGATCCAAAAGAAAGAAAATACCTTGACAGACAGCTTCCACAGATGGTTGTGGACAATACGCTGAAAAAATTGCCTTATGCTAAGGATATACCGGCGTCTATTTTGAATGAAACAGACCTCATTGAGCAATATAAGCTAATGATGGATATGAATAAAAAAACATGGGGTGCAGTCAAGAACGTTGAAACATTGTTTAGCAACTACACAAAGAAACAGAGGTTGCTTCAGGAACAAGAGATATTAGCAAAAATCAAGTTTGACCCCAACAAGATTGCCGAAGCGGACCAGTTCTTAGGCGAACTATACAACCTTTATCAACCGGCATTTGTGGTATACGGCGATGAATGCCGATACGATTTTGAATTTTTTAAAGGTGTTATTAGGCACCTAATATGGAATATCAAAACCAAAGCCTGGCTGGGAGTAAATAAATATCCGTTTATGTTGAATCTCTCCGGCGAACAAGGTAACGGAAAGACTTCTTTTGTCAGCCACCTATGCCAAGATGTATTGCAAAATATGTTCAGCGTTCAGAATATCGATGTCTTGAACGATGATTTCGGATCTAGACTGTTGGCCGACCAGTGGGTTCTTTTCTTCGATGAAATGGTAAGACGTCACGGCAATATCGATATTGATAAGCTAAAGCAAACCATTACCAACAATCAGGTAAAGACACGCATAATGTTTTCACAGAAATTCGAAACTACCAGAATTCGTTGTGTATTTATCGGTAGTGCGAATCGTCCTATTTACGAGATTGTGTGTGACGAAACTGGAAACCGGCGTTATCTAAACATTGAATTCAGAAACAGTTCCATAAAAAGCTATAAATCATTGCATGCTATCCTTGATAAAGAATGGAGTGAGCATGGGTTAGCAATATGGCAAAGTGTTGACGAATCAGCTCCTAACGGGTATCTTACTGGAAATCTTGAAGTTCTTTGGGACACCGCAAGAAATACCTAAGATCG